AGGTTCGGAAGATTAACAGTGCTATGTGAGGACGGCAGATTAAATGGAGAAGTTTCATGGAAATGCAAATGCGATTGCGGAAATATTAAAATCGTTAGAGGAAGTCATTTAAGGAAAGGCTCAATTATGAGTTGCGGATGCCTTTTGTCAGATACTTTGAAAGAAAGAAACACAATCCACAATATGACCAATACTAAAATATATAAAATATGGATGCATTTAAAGGGCATGTGCTATACAAAAACCGATTTCAACTATCACAAAGTCGGAGCTGCCGGAATTTTGATGGATGAATCATGGATTGACAAGCAAATGGGCTTACTGAATTTTTATTCTTGGGCAAAATCTGTTGGATACGAAGATGGTATGGAAATTTGCCGGAAAGACGATTCTAAAAACTATTGTCCTGAAAATTGTTATTTTAAGAAAAATAATTATAAAAAATACGAATACCCCAATATCGAAACAAAACTTTTTATTGAAGGAGAAATCTGGAAAGATATACCTAAGTTTCCGGATTATCAAATCAGTAATTTTGGAAGGCTGAAATCGAA